TGTTTTCCCTTTTCTCATAACCGACGGGGCTTCCAGCGTGCCACTGGCTCTTTTCATTGATCGTCAACGTTTCGCCTTCAAGCGTTTGAATCTGCATATCGCCATCCTTGCGGATGGTTTTTTTGATATACGCCTGAATTTCGTCGTTCCACTTCTTCGGGTCTTTGCTGAGCACAAGTTCGCGATCCGCCTTGACCATCGGCCAGTTGCTCTCGTCCAGCGTGATGGCGTACTGCGTCCCGCCGTCCGCCTGTGTCTTATTCGCCCCCTGAAGCGCCTCTTTGAGCGCGTCCCGCGCCCTGACCAGCTCGTTATACGCCTCCAGCGTGCCGCTTTTCTTCGCCTTCCGCTTGGCGATAAACTGCGTCAGCTGGTTGTAGAGCCGCACGCCGAAACGCTGCTTTTCGCCCAGCAGGTCGTAGATCTGCGTCTCGCCGCCCGTCTTCGTCCAGCCTGCAAGCTGCTCGATCACCTTCTCCGTCGCGCGGGTGACAAGCTCCTTTTGCACGTCCGTTTCCGTCAGCGCGCGCCCCTCGCGCTCGTAAACCGCGCCGTAGACTTCCTGAATCCGCTCGATGTCGTGCTGCATATCGGCCCTGTTGCCGTGGTAGGCCGCCTGCATCGCCGCCTCCTTGTAGGCTTCATAGCCGCCTCTTCCTTCCACGCTGTGCATCAGCTCGTGTACCAGCGCCTCGCGCATCGCCGTGCCCGTGCCCAGCTTGCTGGAAATGTACAGCCGGTTCGTTCGCGGGTCGTAGGCGCTCTTCGCGCCGTCCATCAGGTTGGCGACGACGATTTCCGTGCCGTGGTTTTTGTAAATCACGCTCGCGAATTTCTGGAATACCGGGTTTTTCAGTCCGCCCGCGTCCACGCCGCTCTGTCCCGCTTCCCGTCCGACCGTGCCCACGCTGTATTGGC